GCTCATCGCACACTCTGGGACCAAGTTCACAGAAGACGACCGGGACTGGCTGATTAAGCAAGAAGAGGAAAGTATTAATAAGATGCTTCCTATTGAAACCAGCAAAGGGGGCAGTGGCGAAAGCAAAAAAGCAGATAAGCCGGTCGCCACGCATCAAAACAATGGGGCTGAGAAAATGGATACCCAGAAGGCGATTGAAACGCTGAAAGCAAGTTTCGAAAAGCCGGAGGATTTCCTTTCAATCCTGCCACAGGAGATCCAAGACCAAATGAAGTCAGGATTGGCGTTGCATCAGCGGCACCGTGAAGGTCTTGTCAATTTTGTGCTGAAAAACTCAGGCGAAATTTGGACGAAGGAAGATCTGCAGGAAATGCAAACAAACGCGTTGGAAAAGGTTTATAAGTCCGTTAAAAAAGGTGAGCCCAAACGGCAGAATGATTCCGAAGCGGCATTTATGGGGATGGGAAGCCCTTCTACTAATGAAGGCAGCGGAACCGAGCTTCCTAAAATGCTTCCCTTCGAATTAAATGAGGATAATAATAATAATAACAAAAATTAAGGAGGAAAAAAAATGGCTTATAATTCAATAATTTTAAAGGACTATTTAAATGTCTTTGAGGAAATGGTTGCAGCCGCAGCCCTCTATCCAGGGCATCTTTTGGAGCCCAACAGTGTCGGCAATGTGCAGAAGCACTCATCTGCCGGGGGGAGTCTCATTCCTATGTTTGCGACTGAAAATGAGTTGCAAGGCAATGGAATCGATGACGCATACATCTTAGATGACCAGGTATTCGTCTGGATTCCAACCCGAGGCGACCAAGTGCAAGCTGTGCTGAAAGATAGCGAGAGTGTCTCTACGGGAGATTTTCTTGAATCCGCAGGAGATGGAACGCTTCAAAAGCACACTCCGGATGCAAGTCCAGCCACCATTTATTCCGACCAAATCGTTGGGCAGGCTCTGGAGGGTTTGGATTTATCCGGCGGAGGAGTGAGTTTAGGTGATAGACGAATCAAATTAAGAATCATATAAGAAAGGAGAAGAAATGGCAAACGCAAATGTAGATTTAATGACAGCAAACGGGCAATACCAGGGGGCCGTGGCAGGCTTGATAGGTCAGAATGGCCGAATGGACGCTGGAAATATGAAGCCGTTCATACATCAAGATCCTAATACGGGTCAACTTGGGGCATATAAGACCGTTTATGTAGGCGGAGACCCGAAGTCTCCATATAGCTATAGTTCGCAACCCGTTAACAATGCAACGTTACGTCGTGACGAGTGGAAATACTTGGACGAGGCTGTATTGAGCATCGCTGAAAAACGCTTAGGCGGTGTTCAGGACTTAATTAACAGTGGATTGACGTATAACATCGGTAATGGCATGGGTTCGACAGTGCTCGAGTGGCATGACGTTTCGGATTCCATGAACGCAGATGTAACGATGGATGGACGGACACGCTCGCAGAACGACCGCCCTTCATTTAACGCAAATTATCTGCCTTTACCAATAATTCATGTGGATTATGAGATTAATCAGAGAGCGCTCGCGGCGTCACGCAATATGGGTAACCCTATTGACACCACAGCCGCCGAAAGGGCTTCTCGAAAGGTTCGAGAAAAGCTTGAATCAATGCTATTTACCGACACCAGCTACAGCTTCGGTGGGGGCGTAATTAACAGTTATATCAATCACCCGGACCGAAACCAAGTGACATTAGGTACAGATTGGGGTGCTTCTGGTAAGCTACCAAGCGACATTCTGGCCGATGTGATTTCAATGAAGCAATCATCCATTGAGGCCCATTATTATGGCCCCTGGAACTTGTACATCCCGACGGGATATGAAACGATCTTGGACGAGGACTATGACACCTCTGGAAAATCGACTCAAACTATACGTCAGCGGATAGAAGCCATTGATGGAATTAGCAAGATACAGGCCGTGGATACACTCCCTTCTGGTAACGTTGTGCTGGTTCAAATGACTTCAGATGTAGTTCGATTAGTAAGAGGTATGGGTGTGCAGAATGTGGAGTGGCAAGTAGAGGGCAACCTCGTGAGTCGTTTTAAAGTGATGACGATCCAGGTTCCTCAAATTAGGAGTGACCAGGACGGTCTAAGTGGAATCGTTCATCTTGCATAACTTTAATAGAATGTTGAACAGGTAAAATGCTAATCATGTATTTTATTTAAAAGCAGATGTTTATGAAACGTACAAAAGCAATGAAAAAGTGGATTAAAAGGGGTGGCGGAAGCTTCAGTATTCGCCGCGGCAAAAGGAGCAAACTAGTTAAACCTAATGAAGTCTTTTTTGCGACCGAGGAGGAAGTGCCACAGGCATTTAGAGATAGTGTCGTGTTAGCTGATGATAAGCAACCCGAGCCAATATCCGAAAAAAAGGACGTAGCGGTACATGATTACACGAAGCGTGAACGTTCAAATGGTTGGTGGGACGTAGCCGATAGCAATGGGAAAGTTGTAAATGAAAAGGCTATGCGGGAGGAGGATACTGACCAATTAATCCAATCCCTAAAACAGGCCAAGTCCCATGAGTAAAAACGTGACTTGGAAAATACCGCACATGTGGTCGGGTGGTGAAGTTTGGATACTTGGAGGCGGGCCTTCCCTGGCGGAACAATTTGGCATCCCACAAGATGTTGTAAATGGCGTTCGGGAAGGGGGTCTCCCTATAAGTACGTATACACCTTATATGGCTGCGATTCATGATAAGCATGTGATTGGAGTCAATGCTGCCTTTTTAATAGGCGATTGGATTGATATGGTATTTTTCGGTGACTTTAATTTTTACAGGTCCTATGGGAAGAGCTTAGCAGCGTTTCCGGGCTTAAAAGTAACCTGCGACAAGGAGTTCGCTAACATGGGTTATGTCAGCGAGAATATCAAATACCTGTCTCGCGACCGGGGTAGATTTTTTGGCATCACTAGCAATCCGAAGCAGGTTTCCTGGAACAATAATTCAGGAGCGGCTGCAATCAGTGTAGCGGTAGGCGCTGGAGCTAAGCGTATCATTCTTATGGGCTTTGACATGCGCTTAGATGAAGATGGGAATAAACATTGGCACAGGGCGTATGGAAAAAAGCCGGTTGTAAATAATAAGCCGGGAGCTTTGTTCCAACGCCATTTGAAAGGCTTTGACGCAATTAAACGGGATGCCAAAAATCGCGGGATTGAAATAATTAACGCAAGTCCGACCAGTAGGATATCGCAGTTTCCAAAAGTAAACTTAAAAGACTTAATACGATGAAGACAATATCAGACGCTTACAAAAAAGCAAACCAGGAACACCATAAAGAGTGTCTTAGGAGGAAGACCCCCTGGGGGGGGAGCGTCGTTACGCTTCCCTGGTTTGAAACTATAGTAAAGATAGCGAAGAAACACGAAGTGGTTACAATACTGGATTATGGTGCAGGCAGGGGTGTTATTGCCAGTAAGTTGCGTAGGCAGGGTTACCGCGTTACGGAGTACGACCCTGGAGTTAAGGGAAAAACCGAAAAGCCGCAAGGCACTTTTGACATGGTTATATCTTTGGATGTTTTTGAACATGTCGAAGATAATTATATTGAAAATGCGCTTGATGAGGTACAAGCTTATATGGATGAGGTTGGTTTTTTCACGATCTCCACGCGGCGTGCAACATATGTATTGCCCGGCGGATATAACGCACATCAGACGGTACAAGAGTATACGTGGTGGCGGAGAGAGCTAGTAAAGCGGTTTAAGCTGTTAGTTGAGGCCGAAGGGCGCGGGAAACAACGGAGCGTAAGTGTCCAAAAACTAAGCAGATAGGAATCATGGAACAACCAATTCTCATAACAGGCGCGGCAAGAAGCGGGACATCCCTCGTAGCAGGTATTACAAACATCTGTGGGGCCTTTGGAGGTGATATGTACGGTAAAAATTGTTACAATGAAAAGGGGATGTTTGAAAACAAGGAGTTGCGCGATAAGATTGTAAAATCGTATCTGAGGAGCATACAGGCCGACCCGAAGGGGCAATACCCCTTGCCGGATGTATATGCCTTACCAAAAATGGCTTCGCTTAGAAGCAAAATAGAAAATGCTATGAGAAGGCAGGGTTACAAAGATGGACATTGGATGTATAAAGGGGCTAAAATGCCTCATATATGGCCTGTGTTCCATGAAGCATTTCCAGAGGCTAAGTGGGTGATTGTTCGAAGAAAGACGGATGATATCATTAATTCGTGTCTAAAGACAGGGTTTATGAGTGCATTCAGTTCGGGTAAAATCCAAAAAGCAGTAGGGGCTCAAACTACAAGGGAAGGCTGGGAGTGGTGGGTTAATGAACACCAAAAACGCTTTGAAGAAATGTTAGGCGCCGGATTAAATGCACAAATTGTTTGGCCTGAACGAATGGTCGATGGTGATTATAGTGAAATAAAAGGGTTGATTAATTGGTTGGCTTTGGAGTGGAAAGAAGGAGAGGTCCGGAAGTTCATTGAGCCTAAACTTTGGAAAGCTCGTAAAAAGGGGAGGAATAATGGCACGTACAACGATTGATGACGTTAGAAATATATTAGAAGCTACGGATTTAACAGACCCGGTTATTACAAGTTATATAACCTCGGCTAATGCAATGGTGACGGGGGTTTTAAGCAATAGCGGGGTAGGTGTAGACTTGTTACAGGAGATTGAGAGGTGGTTAACAGGCCATATGATTGTTTCCACGCGAGAGCGCCAGTCAAAGGAGGAAGAAGCTGGAGGAGCCAGCATTGAGTATACCGGCAAGTACGGGGAGATCCTTGCCAGCACTTCATACGGGCAAATGGTTATAGCATTAGACCCAACGGGTCAAATGGCTGCAGTGGGGATGAAACGAGCAAGTCTAGAAGTGATTTCACAAGATAAGGATGTATAAAAATGGGGATTGCAAAGGTCATAGAAAGATTCACACCACAGACAGCGGTTTACTGGGGCAATCCCAGAAATACGGGTTACAAATATGAGTATGATGACCCCGTGGAAATCAAATGCCGTTGGGAGGAGAAGTTCCAATTGGTAAGAAACGACAAAGGAGATGAAGTTGTTTCAAAAGCGGAGGTTCTTGTCCGAAAGGATTTTGATATTGGAGGATATTTAATGTTGGGAGAAACCGTTAACCTGCCTTCTGATACATCAACTCCAGAGGAGGTCACAGGTGCTTACCCGATTGTGAATCTTTCTAAAATCCCCTTTGTGGGCTCAACAGAAATATTTGTAAGAAAGGTGTATTTATAATGGCGCAGAAAGGGGATTTTACGTTAAAAGGCGTGGAGAAGGTGATATCGCGGATAAACAAAGAAACCCGGGGGTTGGAAGATGATTCAATGAAGGGTTTAATCGAGGCGGCCATCGCTATACGACGGGCGATGGATACGAAGTCGCCTACTATACCTGTAGACACGGGTAATTTGAGACAATCCTTTTTTGTAACAACAGCCAGAAGCACACCAAGAGGGGGGTCTCCTAGATTCCAAGGCAGGGATTCAGGAAAAATGGCCTCTCAGCATAGTACCGTTGTTTCAAGCCATCAAGCTAAGGCGGCTGGTAAATTGCACCCCGTATTGTTTATGGGGTTTTCAGCGAATTATACCTTGGAAGTGCATGAAAAGGTGGACGTAAAGGTTAATTGGAATAGAGGGACTTCCGGCCCAAGGTTCTTCCAGACGCACCTGGAAGGTGGGGTGGACTTGGTAATTAACTTGATACAAAAACACGCAAAGAAATGAAAACCGCGTCGGAAGATATAAAAAGCATTCTCAATGGGCATTCGTTTACGGCGGACGGTGAAGCGATTACGTTCACGTATGGCACTAATTTGTATATTGCAAAAGAGCCACAAAGACCCGCTGATACGATAACGATATTTGACGCCCCTGGTGGGGGCATCCCCTTTCAAATGGATGAAACGGAGCAGCACGAGATTGGAAGCGTGCAAATAAGGATTCGAAACACTGACTATATAAAGGCAATGGCAATGGCGTATGAGATAGTAAGTGTGTTGAACGGTAGAGGTAATGAAGTGATTGAAAGTACATATTATATGTACATAAAATGCTCAATGGGGCCTGCTCTGCTGGATTACGATAACAATAACAGGCCGCGGATATTTATAAATTTTGAATTAAAAAGGAGGTTTTAATGGCAAGTAATGCAATTGCAGGTGTTGGCACTATCTTCCACAGATGGGATGTCACAGTAGATTCATCAGGGGGCGAGACCGGCACATGGGAAAAGATCGCGGAGATTACAAATATCAGTGGACCGGATAAAAGCCGGGAAACGATTGACGTGACTTCGCTCGACAGCACAGACGGATACCGGGAGTTCATTGGAAGCTTTCGAGACGCAGGATCCGTTTCGTTAAGCATGAATTTTACGAGAGCAACCTATGAAACAATGAATGACGACTATGAGTCGGAAAGCAGGCAATATTACGAAATTGTCCTTCCCGACGGAACGTCATTGGAATTCGAAGGTTTGGTCACAGATCTTCCGCTGGAGGTAACTACGGATGACGCTATTAGTGCAGACGCCACTATAAAGGTGAGCGGAAAAGTGCATTTAAATAGCGGCAGTGGTAGTGCAAGTGCAGTTTAATTAAAAAAGAGCTTTAATCACAAGCTTATT